AGCGGGAAGTTTTTTCCAATCTCCCACTAAATCAACCTTTAGATTATTAGTTGGATTAAAGTATTTTAGAAAATCTTCATGTCTTGAGATTGGGGGATATTCACTCATATAGGTATATCGGGACCTTCCGTAATAGAGTTATCCCTTTCCAATAATATAATTAAATACAAAGGTTCATCTTTAGCTTGAGCTGCCTGCATCGTTCCCCCGGATTTATACCAATAGCCTTCAAAATAGAAACGGTCTCTACCGGGGTCATACATAAATCGACCTTCACCATCCAGATATCCTAAACCATTTAGATAAGTAAGGTTTAGATAAAGCCCCCCCGTTATTTCATCAATCTGCCCAGGAACTTCTTTCCTATCAATAGGCCATTTAACTACAAAGGGATATTCAACTAAAGCCTCAATCGCAACATCTTCATAATTTGGAATTCCTTCTTGATATCGGTCTAATCTTGAAAGAGTCCGTCTCCAAACTACAATCTGTTTACCAATGTCATCCCTAAAACTGTTAATGACATTTTTATATCTTTGCCAAGTAGCATCAGGAACATAAGCCATTACGCTTGAGAAATTACATGATGGTGGAATCCCCAGTGATGATGATGGTGATGATGGGTGCTGAACCTTTCAGGGGGAATAACTGGTTCAAGACAACCTTTTATTAAAATTCCCAATCTTTGCGAAATACTACAAATTTGTAGATTTAACAAATCTCCAAAACCTTTCTGGGTTATTATTGCAATACTTTCAGTAGGAGCCTTAAAATTAACTTCTGTTGGACCTGTTACAATTTTAGTAACTTCCCCTCCTCCGCCTGCGCCTAAACTAACATTCAGATTACTAATCATCATATCCCTACAAATGAGATAGGCTATTAGCAAATTGGCTAAATGAGGCCAATATCTTTCATCATGAATATGAGCTTCTTCAATTTCCGAGCTTTCTGCTAAAGAAATCTGAAACTTGTCCTTCAAAGAGTTTACTAGGTTCCAATTAGCAGTACTTCCTAACAAAATAGCTATTTGAGCCATGATAGTTTGGAATACTGTAATTATCCCACCAAAAGATAAAAAGATTCGAGTTGCAGTAGAGGTTTCTCCCCCCACCTGAACTTGGAGAATTACAGTATATTCTTTATTCTCTTTTACTCCAAACTTAAACTCTCGAGTATCATTAGCGGGAAAAGAGCCAGAAATATCCCCAGAGATGTCACCTGAAATGTCATCTGCAGTATCTCCGTGGACGTCGCTAGAGATATCTGGGGATATATCACCGGCAGAGGTATTAACTACTTTACCATTTACAAACAACTGCCAATCTCTTAAATAATTCTGGCCTGCAGTTATATCAGTACATGTTACCGTACCTAATTCCTGGTCAAACTCAAATACAAAATCTGCTATCAACACGGAAAGAAGAGTTTAAAATAAGTCGACGTAAATAGGGAATTGTTTAACGTAGAATTCAATTACTTCTGTGACCTTTTTGAATTTGGCTACTTTACCCTTATCATCTTCATCCATTTTAAAAGGGCAACTTGCTTGTACAAAAGTCAAAGGAGTTTGAGGAGAGGTTAGTTGTTCTTTCTTAGTTGCTAAGAGTTCCTGACATTTATCATGAAACTCTAGGACTTGTTCAATTGCATTGATTTTTACCGTTTTCTTTGCGAGATTGAACTTGTTGACATCTTCCGCATATATAAATAGGTCTGAGTAAAACTTATCCAGATCAGATGTTGTTAACTGACCCAATTTTTTATAGGGATGTAAATTCTTCCTTTCTTGGGTAGAAGAAAGACCCAGAACAACTAAACTTTCTTTCACAGAAGTTTCCGAAGATCCTCCCTCAACAATAATAAGGGCGCCACCTTGGATGGCGCGCCTTATTGTCGAAGATAGTTTAGAAACTTCTACTGTACGACCCGGCAGTACCTTTACCTTACTAATCGGGTCGTAGAAAAATCGGGCTTTATGACCTAGCTTCAGTATCATATTCCTTTGATTTGTTGGTCATATCAACCAGAGTCTCAGCATACACATCCATTTCCTCTGGGAAGTGGTCAGTAGCAAAATCAAGAGAGATATCTTGGATGATAGCGGCATCTGTAAACATCTTAGCAAAACCTGTAACGAAGGAAGCATAGAAGTTACTTGTTTGATTGGATACAATCCTTTCACTTTCAATCAACATCGGAATAGCGTTGAATTTAATCAATGCACTACTTGGGTCCAATATGATTTGTTGGTCTTCCGGAACTCCTGCATGAATCCAGTAGTTTGCACTCTGTGGAAGCGGAGTCTTAATGTTTAAGGTATAAGCAGTTGGTCCTGAAGACTGACGGAGTTTGAATTCGTCTAAATCCCAGGTTTCCAAAGCCATATCTTCATTACCTATGATTGAGGTTGGGAATCTTCCGATTTTAGCCATCCTTAACCATACTTTCAAAATGTCACGGAAAATCAGAGTATTGGGGGTAGTAATACCTACAACGGGTGCAGCTTCTGAATTGTCTGCCTGTTCTCCGTTGATAAGGCAATAAATTGCCAGAGAGTCAATGCCCATACCCATCTTTGCACCAAAATCCTGCAAGAAGAGGGATACTACATTCAGGTTGACATAGCGGACAACTTCATCAGTAAGTCCGATACCACGGCCAAATTTGGAAATACGGAATTGTTTACTCCCATAAGATACCATTCCCAATGGAATAGTCTCTCCTTCACCAACTCTCATTGGCTTTGAAGCGGACATATTAATATGGGGCATGATTTGGGATAATCCGGTCATCTGTTCTTCAGCCGCAATAATGTTTGGCCAAATAGGATTCTGACGAACTCCGAGACGTAAGGCTTCACGGTAAATTTCCGGAACCAACCAACGTACATCCAGGTCGGGAGTTGTTAAAAGGTTTTGGATAGTGTCAATACCCAGGTCCACACCTAAGGTGTCAAAGAAATCGGCAGGAGCAATTTTTAATTCTTGTTCGGCCAAATCCATTAAAGAGACATCGATGGGACTTCTTTCATCCCGACGCATAGCTTCAGCCTTCAGAACCAAATTTTTGATCTGGTCAAAAGCAGGTGATGCTTTATACTTTTGAATATTCATTTTGTATGTTATTAAAGTTTATAAATTAGTTTATTACTTACTGTTTTCCGTTTAGTCTTTTAAGAGGAAACGTACAACATCACCAGCTTCACCCGAAGGATCAAGAATCCAGCCAAGGAAGTTACCTGATTGTCCCGCTGCAACAATAGGACGATCAGTTGCACCGTCATATCCTCCACACTGGGCAGGACCACAATTTGTATCGGCATCTACTTGAGCCATAATTACAGCATAACCTCTAACGGCAACTACTACGTAATCACCATAGGCATGTTCATCGGTATGGATGGAGACTCCAATACATACTTCTTCATTATCTCCACTAGCGAGAGCTTCGACTTTACCGTCGGTAGTTAATTTAACCAGTTCCCCAGCGTGTACGGAACCGTTTACTTCAAATTCCAGGTGAAGTTTATGGGCTTCAGGCCCCCACCGGAAAATGTCTTTTGTTTGTGAACCACTTGAATAAGGCATAATTTTTAGATTTAAAAGTTATATGTTTTTATTATAAGTAAATTAGAACTCGCAAATAAAAAGGTTAGGATTTAGCCTTTTTGTTTTTCCTTCTGAGAGCTTCTTTTTGGTCTTCGAGAGTCATTTGGGAATTTTCTGTTTTCTTATGTCCCGTACGACTTACTTCGGTAGAACCGCATTTTACACAGGTTAAAGGAACTTTAGATTCCAACTCTGTTTTGTAGGTTTTCAAGAAAGATTCAGCAGTAGCCAAATCAGCAGCTTCAATAGTTGCTATAATATTGGCATCAGCCGATTCTCCATGAATAAGCTTAAAGGTATTGACTGCCTCAGTTCTTACAGCTGTAAGATGGGCATTTCCACTGGCTATACCAGATTTAATCTCATCCAAAGTGCCTAAAGCTTTAACATCGGCAAGCAAAGTTAAATCTTCAGTACTTGGAATTTTTGCAACCTCAGCCGTTAGAGAGGTCAGCACATCGGGAGTTAAATCCGGTTTAATGGTTACCAGAGCCTTATAAGCAGCTGAATTTGCAGCCAAAGACTCCAAGTGAGTTTTAATTGCTGGCAAATCTTTAAAGTCTTCAGCAGTTAAACCCAGAGCGGTTAAAATTTCACTAAATTCCATGTCTGTGTTTGTTTTTAATGTTTGTTTATTGTCAAAAGTATTCCGTATTTCAAGAATGTCTTTAAAATCGAATTCATCCAAAAGGAAAGAAGATTTATCTGCAGCCAAGTTATAAGCTGTAGAAGCATACACCGGGTCATTGATAATTCCATCAGCATTTATCTTTTGAGCATAAGGGTCTGCACCTCTTCCTACTAAACTTTGTTCCTTAAACCCTATTACCTTAGATACTATTAAACGTACCATTTGACCGTCCTTGTCAAAACTACCTGCTTTATCCATAAACTCATTGTCACTTAATTCAGGATGGGATTTCTCCCATTCAAACTTAACAGTAGTGCTTGTTGAGTGAATTGCAGGTGGTTCTGATAATATCGAACGGGCAATACGAGGATTTGATTTAGCATCAATCTTTAATGTACCATTAACTCCGGCTGGAACCTTAATGTTTCCGACTGTATAACTTTCTTGCCAAGCGATTTCTACAACAGTACCGATTGCATTTTCAACCTCAGTAACATGATTAGTGTTTACTGTTTGTCCTTTCAATTTAGATATCGCATTCCTAAGAATTCCCGGTTTACCAAAATCAATGGGAATCCCATATTTAAAAACCATAGTCTCTGAAAGAAGACGATAAACCGGATATATGAAATCCTGTTCTTGTGGAACCCAATCTTCAGGTTTTATATCTGGGTTAAACTGTTGTACTGCAAGGTCTCCACCAAATAAACCAAAACTTTGGATTGACTCCTCTGTTTGGCATTTAATAATACCCTGTTCCAATTCTTCTAAGGAAAGTTTCTTAGGTTTGTGGCCACACATTAAAGAATGGCCTGCTGTAAATGTAACCTCTAATATTGAGGGCAGTTTTTTCATATTATTTACGTTTAGGTTGAGTTTTCTTTTTTTCTCGGGTTGTCTTATCTCCCTCGGCATCCTGTTTATTATCTTTTTCTATTGCTTCTTGAGCCTGAGTAGTTTTGTCAGGGTCAATAGGATTCCTTGGTTCATCTTCATCTGGTTCATCATAACCCATATCATTTGCATAATCGTGTAAAGAAGTAATACCATCACTCCAAAGTATACGATTAACCCTAACTTTAATTTCTCTTGCTTGTTGAAGTTTTAGGTTATCTGTTACTGTGGCTGCATTGAATTTAAGAGATACCTTTTTAAATGTAAATCCCGCAAGCAATAATTCCATAGTAATACCTTGAACAATTACTTCACTTACATAGGTTTGAACATTATATAATTGCGACAACATTTTAGTAAAAACAATAGATAGCATCGTCTCAGTACCACCCGAACCACCTCCTAAGAATTGGGGATTAATAAATAACCCATTAGCAACCATCCTTTGGTTAATATCAAATATCTCGGCAACTCCGTTGGTATCCTTAGTTGTACTATGAAAATTGAATTCATGGTCATCCTTAAACCCTGCAACTATACCATCCTTTAAACCTTCCTTAATGTTATCCTTAGATTGCCTAAGTAATGCACTCATACGAGTTCCATAAGCACCATCACTTTCTCCATCTTTTGCAGCAGGTTTTGCTAATAAGATTTCTAAAAATCCCATTAACCCCAATTGGTCACTTACATAACCAATATTCTTAAGCATTTGAATCTGGGCTTTTAAATCATCTAAAGCGGATAGGAAAGGGGATACAGGTTTAGGAGCCTGTTCATCATTTACAAGGATTAAATACTGGAAGGTAAAGGGGTTTAATTTAATCAGATTATCTAAAGGGATTTCTTTTTTTAAGTCCCACCAATTTTCGGGAGCCTGATAGTATTCGTAATCATCAGTTTCACCATTATAAGCAGCCCTAATAGTTTCGGGATTAATAATAGCAAAATTCTTTACCCCCGATAAATCGTTCTTAATAACCCATTCTCCCGAGATAGCTCCACCAATATAGATTTGGGCTATCAACTTATTAATTAAACCGTGAATACCTGGAGCAGCTACTGCCCACCTCTTAGAAACTGTTTCGATATGTTGTCTCATTAAGGTAGCCTGTTCCTCTTCGACACTTCTATCAAATTGGATAGAGAAACCGGGATTTGATAGTTCGACTATAGTATTTAAGGCTTGAGATACACTGGAGTTTACCCTTACTAATTTCCTAATTAAAGGAACATAGCGGAATTCAAAAGAGGAATCAACAAATTTTAAATTTCGGTCTAAGTAAAGGAAGGAAGCTTTGATATCTTCGTAACTTTCACGGCCAGCAGGTAAAGGTACCCTAGTTTTTGGAGCGGCTAGTCGAAGAATTGCATTTTTCCAATTATTAAACGTGGATTTTAGTTTCATATTATTGTGGACTGACTGTTACACGGTTATCTTTACCTTTTCTTATATGGTTACAGATACATTTTCCTAATATTGCATCATCAGAATAAGTATCATCAGAATCACCAATATAGTTTCCTTTTTCTTGAGCAACTGGGCGATTCATATCATCATAAATAAATGAGTAGGCTTCATGAACAAAGAAAGGGTCTCCAATATCTACATTTTCTTCTCGGATATCTTCCTCTAAACCCATTATAATTAAATGTCGGTTTTTAGCAGTAGTATACCATCCCGGTACTCTCTTTTCCTGAAGAGGTTTACCTTTTTCCTTAACAATTTGAATAGAATAGTATAAGTTGGGGTATCCTGCTTCTTGTAATCCTGCTACAACTGCTTCTCCAAGGTCATTTAATTCAGGAGCAAGTTGGGCAAAATTATATTCTTTACCTATCTCCCCTAATAAGTTTTTAAATTGGGTAACTGGCATCCTACCCTTAAAGCAGGCTACTTCATTACCCAACTTATCCATTATGGTAAAAGCAGAATAGTCCTTAGCTCTTCCCGATGCAATATCTGCACCGATAAAGTATTTTTGACCTTTTTTGGGTTTTTCAAAAATTAAAAGTTGGCCATTGTATCTTTTCTCAATAGGTCTCTTATCTATGAAACCGTCCTCAATAGCCTTAATATCATAGGCATCGAATACTGTGTTTCCCGACGCCAGAAAGTCTCCCAAAATTTCTTGAGCAGCCCTCCGAGGTCCCATAACATTTAACATTTTCTCTAACCATTTGGGATCTCTTTCTGGGTGTAAATCCCAACTGATATCTATGTTATGGAAACCATTTGATTTAAGTAAACCGTCCTGCCAAGTATTATAATAAAAATTTCCTAATCCGTAAGGTGTAGAATTTAGTATTGCAGAACCTCCAGTTAATAAAGTCGGAAAAGCTGCAGTAAAAACTGATTCGGCATTCTGCATCATTGCAACTTCATCCATTACTAAAACTGATACAGCTTCTGACCTACCTGCATCTTCAGTTAAAGGTAAACTAAAGATAATTGACCCCGTATTAAATTCCATTTCCGAAGCTGAACCCATTTCCCCTCGTCTGCCATTTCTTATCCCAATTTGAAGTACAGGGGGTAAATTCCTGTACATAAACTTAATCCTTTTAAGGAAACGTTTAGCAACCCTATCTTTTAATGAAATGAGGATGATAACCTTATTATAATGAAACATTGCTATCCACAGAACCATTAACGCTAAAAGTTCTGTCAACCCCATTTGTCTGCATTTCTTAACTATATTAAACTGATTAGTCAAGAAATAATATAATACCCTTTTCTGAAATGGGTATAAATCAAACTTCACCCTGCCTTTGATTGGATGTAGTACGTGTACAAATGTAGAGAAGAAAAATGGGTCTCTAGAAGCCCTTTCAAGAATTAGTAAATCATCTTGGGTAAAACTTTTAATTTCCTGTCTTGTACTCATAGATATAGTATAATTAGCATAGACGAACTTGTGTTTTTTTAGGTGTGATTCATGTACATACGTGCACGTAAGAGAATCTTGCTACGCAAGATACTTTAGCTATTATTCGGTATTATACTAATACCTCATTAATAGCTAAAGTTTATGATTATTACATGATTATTATAAGTTAAACCTTATACTTATGTAGTGGCCTCTAATGATATTTACATTCATTATACGCGCATGCAAGGGATAAACTCTTAAGTAAATACCTTTTTGAAAATCCTTGTATATATTATTTGATTGTAACAATATTGCCTATGAAAATTACAGGAAAATACACGGAAAAAGATTTAGCAGATATTCGGAATTCTATTCAGCGTACCTGGGAGTTAGGAAAATTTAATATTGAATCTCAACCCAATAGTATTGATTGTTCCTATCTTTTGCCTAAAACCATTCATTATTGGTTTAAATACTATCCTAATAAAGGGGTAGTTGTAGTTAAACGGATCTACTTCAATGGGGTTGTTCCTGCGGTAATTACCAATTGGCAGGCTACCCCGCTTCAACAAAAACTTCCTGCAAAGGAAATCTTTACAATATTTATTTTTGATTTATTATTATCGATGGAGGGATATTAAATGAACCACCGGCTCACACATCAAATTAATATGGGGAAACTATTAGAACCTAATACTAAAAAACCTGCATTAAATACTGGACATATTTATCCGGGTTTAATTAGGAAAGGTTTAGTTTTAATTAAGAAAGGTTCTCATGGTCCTGTGTTTGACCTTCCTACTGGAATGGAAGGTTTAGCTTTTACAAAATGGAAAGAAAGGAATAGTAAACTTCTAGATGAAGTTCACGACTGTTCTTCAGAAGAATGGTTTCAAATAACTAATGTTAAAGTGGAGGTTGAAGAATGAATGTTTTAGGTGTATCGGCAGGAAATGGGGTTTTATTATACCCTTTTAGAAATAATCCCAATTATGATATCTTGGGGAATATTGAATGCCGGCCTGATTATACATTTCAGGGTAAACCCCACCAATGGGAATGTAACTTTGACGGAGACTATGCTACATCGTTAAATGATTATCTTAAACATTATTATAAGAATGAAATCATTGATGTCATCATTGGACACCCAAAATGTGGTAATTCAAGTAAATTGGCTTTAAGTAGAGGTAAAGAATACCGTTCTGATAAACATAGAACAGACCCCAGTTTTATGTTATTCTTTGAAGCCATAAACTTTTTTAAACCCAAGTTTTGGATGTTAGAGAACCTTCCCAAACTTATGGAAGAATTTAGTGAAGTAGAATTTAGTGAAATGACCGATGGGGATTATTTTATCCATTACATTAAGGTTAATGACATGGACTTAGGAGGTTCTCAAGAAACTCGGAATAGGATTATTGTAATAGGTTGTAAAACCGCTGAATATGCTTGGCCTATCTTCAAGGTTAATACTCCAGAATATACTCAACACTTATTAGATGACCTTCCCAAAAATGGCCACTTTAAGGAAAGTATGGATGATAGAATAGCTATTTATGGGGGTAGGCAAATGGCTATCTTTGAAATTCAACAATATTGGTTTAAATATAAACCTAAACGAATCTTTATAACTTTACCGGGAGATGATGATAAAATGGCTCACGCGCCCGGCGTTTACATTAATTGGGAAAATACATACCCAAAAACTGCAAGGAAAAGTAATCGTCAGTTCAACCCCGATGGATTACCGATGTCACCGAGGGAATTGGCACGCATTCAAAATATTCCGGATGGATTTAAAATAT